GACTGCGCTGAGTTTAATCTCTCGTGGGCGTGCCGGTCTGCCCATCTGGGCGAACTTAGGACACATTAGGTAGATAACCGCGCAGCCCCAATCCCACGAGAGACTCAAGCTGCGCGCACACGCCTTCTCCCCTTGGCTCGACGCCAAAAGATGGAGTTTGGGGAACTCCGCGTGTGACGCGAAACAGCTCTCCTAGCCAGCTGTGACAACCTGAGCCTCTGGACTGCAGCTACAGTAGTAGAGACACACATCACCGACACATATGTCACAATCAAAGAACACCCGTCGCAAGACACAACAAACAAAACGCAAGAACAACCCCACAAAGACCCCGACTTCCACCACCAGGCTTGGCAGTGGTCGCCACCCCCAAGTCGACCTCGAACGGGGCTACGTTAACTTCCAGCACCCCGGTTTTTACCAGCAGGAGCCGCCAATCGGCCGCACTGGTATGACCCGTCGGCAGTGGATGAAGCTCGGGGGCGCCGTGGTAGGCACTGGGGCCGCTTACCTCGCCAAGGGAAACAAGGGGCAAGGCAATTGGACAGCCGGCCCAAAATCCACTCGTCGGGCCAACGTCCGCATCATCAGAGCGCGCAATCGCAACCGCTACCTTACGAAGCGCAAAACCACCTCCTCAAATGTGGACTACGTCCCGTCGATGATTGGCGGCACCTACAGGAACACCAATCAGTCGTCAGTTTCCAAGCAATCCATTCGCCTCACTCGCACAGAGATAGTGTCCATCGCGGTCATTCCACAGGCGACTTATACACCCTTGACCTTGAACCTCAACCCTGGCAACGGACTCATCAGCCCCTGGTTGTCCAAGATCGCACGCCATTACGAACAGTTCACTTACCACGGGATGACGGTCAACTATGTCCCTTCATGCAGCAGCACCACCACCGGTCGTGTCGCCCTTGCCTATGATCCCGACCCCATGGACCCAGTCCCCGCCAGTATGCTCGAATTGCAGCAGATCGCCGGGGCGGCCTCCTTCCCCCCGTGGTCGGGGGGCTCCATCAGAATCCCCGGCAGCATGTTCTCCTCCAGAGCCACCAACGCCAAGTTCGTCCAAGAAGATGACAGCGCGCCCGCCGACTACAACCACACGGCCGGCAAAATCATCATTGCCTCCGAGGACGGGGCTGGGGGCACCGTCAGGTCCGGTTACCTCGAGGTCACTTACTCACTTACACTGCGAGTGCCACAGTTGCACGCCGAGAACGCCGGTACTTACGCCCATTGGACGCTAAGCAACGCCGGCTACAGTGGCACCAACTTCTTCACTCACGCGACAACCACAGGCTCTTCCGACCTCCAAAACCACGGCTTCAACCCAAACCCCGCCGGGGGCAACCACATAGAAGTGGCCGCCGGCGTGTCCGGGAAGTTTGTCTTAGTCTACCAGGCAAATTCTGGCAGCAGCACCGTCGGAGCCCCTACCTCTGGTTTTGGGACGTCAGGTGGTGGCAGCTTCCACGGCAATTTCCGGATCGGCCTCAACACCTTCGCATCAGTCATCACATCCGCCGCTGCTACGGCGAACCTCGGTCTCGTGCTCCTGGCCGACATCCACTTCGATGGAACCGGAGGCCAAATCGACCTCCCCGTGCCCGGAGCATTCGGCGGTGACAAGAATGCCGACCTCTTCATCTTCCGCTTCCCGTCCTCGCACAGTTTTGCAGGCCGAGAGCTCGTCATGGGGTCCGGCCTTACCACCAAGAACCGAGCCCAACCCCCCATCGCCTCGGCGCGAGATTTCTACCTCCTCGAGAATTCCGGAGACGCAGATCAGAAGGAAGTGCAAGGCGACCGGCCGCCCCTTGGCCCAATCCCGGAGGAGTCTGCCGAGCTCCAAGTGTTACGAGCACAGTTGGAGCGGGCCCTGAGCATGAGGCGTGGACAGCAATCCCCCTCCAACAGTGATCTGGTGCATATTGACCCCCTGGAGGCCCGGATGGATGGCCTCCACGGGTCAAAATGAATGACGACCAGGGTGAATTAGGCTCTCATCTGCAGGTCTTTATGGTCATCGTCCTGAGCCTCCTGCTCATCCAAGTCCTGTTCCTATCATTCACCCTCTGGATGGCCACCAAATCTTACAGGCATATTATGGCAGTGACCTCCATCGAGTACATCGGCACCTTGGAGGCGCGCCTCCCTCTGCATTAGAGGGTGAAGCCCCTGCCCGTGAGAACATCCACACAAACATCCACAATACACCATATATAGCCTTTTAGAACTACACCATATATACAACCACTTATCAAGTCTATTAACAAAACGGCATGTCCCCCACCGCATGACCGTCACTACATTAGCACCGACACCTTAGAAAGATAGAGATCCTCCCCGTGTGAGGCTGGTTCGCCAGCAAACCGAGTCGAGCGTCCGCGTAACGACTAAATTACATTAGCCCCTCTACCTGCAACCACGATCACGCAAACAGTCCAAAGCTGATCCCGACACCCAAGCGCGTGACAAGATCACATGCGGACTTTGCACCTATGGTGTGTAGCGAGGAAAACGGGGTGTGGTGAAAATTCCCGGGGGGGTCGTAAGGCCCTCACTGGGTGTCCCCAAGACCAGAACCTTCGGGCCTGAGTCTTAGGTGAGGCTTCTTAGCCATCACTCCAATCTTTAAAATCAAGATCGATAGCCCTAACGCTGTGGTGGGCACCAGCGTGACCCGCAAGGGTCAACGTCCTCGCAAAGACGTAAAACTTGCCACTCGCAAACGCGAGAAGAAACGGCGACAATCCGCCGACAACAGGAATGACGACATCTCATCCGCTAGTGTGGCCGTGTGTAGAATACAGCCGAGTTGCATGTACGATTCCCATTACCACAAGTGCGGCAGCTTTGGTGCTGCCCGCAGGATCGCAGAGCGAGAACGATCCGGAGCCCGCAGCAGGGGCGCAAAGTATTACAAATGTCCCACAAAACGCGCCACAGATTGTAATCTCGCCAAGGAGAGCGGGCACGCACACATGCACGGCACCACCAAAATCACGAATATTCTCGTCCGGGCCTCAAACGACCCACTCCCACCCCATGTCGACTACAAGACGACAACTGCTGAGGCGTGGGCAGGCCAGCTGGATCCAGCCGGGCAGGAGGCGGAGGAGAAGTACGACGCCGGGAGTGATGGAACCAGGCGTCAGGTCGAGGTCGATGACTTCCTCAGCGAGTGGAGTGATTTCTGCCACGAAGCGGAGGGGAGGGAGAATGGACCTCCTCCCCAACCTCCCTCCCCAACACCGCCTGGACCCCCAACTCCCGCGCCGCGGGTGCAAATACGCATCCATCCAGCCCGTGAAGAAAGTAGCGAGGATGAAACCACCGACCCAGAAGATGAGCAGGACGACGAAGATGTCGAATCTGAAGCAGACACATACCCGGTTCAACCGGAGACGGCCTCGGCCACTAGTGCGCTCAGTTCCGAACAAAGTCAAGAACAGCCATCCACCGTGTCGGAGACACAAACATCCACCACATACCCAGATTTTGACCACGAATTCGAGGAGGTCTCCATTTACGGCAATTTCGCCACCTGGTATGGGTCAAGAGCGCTGCACCCGGATGACGTCTCGGGTTCTCATGTGGTTCACGATTACAGGCAAGCAAAGAAGGTCCGTGGAGTTCTGGGTCGCATCAAGGCCAAAGCACGCCTCCTCCAGCCCCCTAAGGTGCCCCACTCCCGGACGCACCACTGGATCACCAAGAACTTCTGGAAGAAACACGCCAGCAATTCACCGATCAACGGCCACTTCGGCAGCGTTCGACGGGGCACCATCTGCCAAGGCTTACTACGAGACCTCCGTAAGCAACCTTTCCACTTTAGCAAGAAGTTGGCCCTGAGCGCCGGCCGGGCGTGTCTCAGCACTACTTTCAAATCGAGAGCGCTGGGGTATTTCGCCACTGCCCCCCCTCGCAAACGCGACCAGAGGACCGACGGATTACACCGCGGGGCCTACTGGGCCAGCACTGAGCGACTCAGCCAAATCCGACGCAACACTTTCGCGTACTACCTCCAGACTGCATTTCAGAATGCGCGCCTGGAACAGCAGGAAACCATCGCAGGCGCGGGTGTCGAGACAGTGCCGGATTTTCGTCAAGATGGGGCGGTGCAAGCTTGACTTGCACAATGCCCATCCATCGGGTAGGGACCACACAGTGTCCAATACGCCTGCAAGGTGATCGCGAATCCGCGGACGTGAGCGCATCAACCGCCCACGTTCTCTCCGATCAGATCATATCACGCGACAGACCGATGACAATAGCAGTAGATAGCACTAGGTTCATTTGCGTCTCCGGTAAACGTTTTTATACCGAGGGACGTCTTCATTTTACGACTCCTCAGAGGACCCACCGCGACGGTTTTTACACAACCGTATTCGGACCGTACATACCACACTCTGGGGAGGTTTTAGCGAATAGCGCACATAACATTAATCTAGCCATCTCCCGGCTTACGCTTATCCGGGAAGGTGATCCATCATTAGATGCTAAATTAGTAGACAACCAGGAAGAGTTTATCAAGACTCATGAGGCCTTCATCGAACTCATAGGCCGCCACACTTCCGCCGCATTCGAAAGCTACACCAACACCGTAGACACCGTGGAAACCAAAGTGCATGACAAGCATCCGAAACGTATTCCACGCATACACGCATTCCTCGAGCAACAGAGACTCTCCCAGCTGGACGAGCGCCTCTGGTTCCCGCGTGGTGCCTACGTCACCTACAAACTGAAAGTTTGTGAGGTCGCCAAACCGAACAAGGTCGCCCGGATGATAGGGGACATGGGCATCGCGGCGTCTCTCCAGGGAGCCTGGATTGCGGCAGCTATCAAGAAGGGTATGCAACGCATCATCACTTCCGACGACGCAGAGTATGAATTTTGCTCCAAGCCCGAGCCGGGCAAGCTCGCCCAGGTGTTCCGAAACCTCATGGCCCCACGCCGCCGAGTGTACTTCGTATACTTCAGCGATGATTCTTGCATCAGCATCAGGACGCAACACGGGGTAGCGACGTACAACATGGACATCAGGAAATGTGATAGCTCTCATCGACGCCACATCTTCTTATCTTTGCTCCGCCTCGTGCCCGACCGGCTCAAGCCTGACATGCAGAAGCTCCTCGACCAGTGTCACTTGCCCATCCGCATCACCAATCCCGATGACAAGGCAGAGCGAGTTGTCCTCGAACCCACCGACTACACCCTTTATTCCGGTTCGACTCTCACCACTATCGTGAACAACCTCGCCAACCTACTCATTGCGCGTAGTATCGCTGAAAGCAAGGCAGACACGCCACGTACCATTAAGGCCGCCGCCGCACGCGCCGGGTATCTCATTGAGTTGACCGGAGAAGGCGCAGACAAGCCTTGCGCCCAGCCCGAAGACATCCAATTCCTGAAGCACTCGCCAGTGCGCGACACCACCGGGGAGTGGAGAGCCATGCTCAATCTCGGTGTACTCCTCCGCGCATCCGGCAAGTGCAAGGGTGACCTGCCACGCGGCCCCGATCTGGAGTCACGCGCCAAGGCCTTCCAGTACGCCCTCGTGCAGGGCATGTACCCACGCACGCACTTCGCGCTCCGGGACGCTCTCTTAGCCGCTGCAGGCAGCACCAATGAGCGCTCCATTCGCCGTGTCTCCGACCTCTTGCGCTACAAGAACATCGACTCTGCAGGACACAGCTTCCACGTCCATGCTGCCGATCTGTACCGCAGATACAGACTCACTGAACGCGAATATAGCCAGTTGGAGAACGAATTCGGACACCTCTCCTATGGAGGGGCACACATCTCTGAGGCAGCTTCACGCATCCTCGAGCTCGATTACGGGCTCGTGTGCCGCTGAACTAGCACCACAAACCATCCATCACAACAACCACCTATAGACAACACAAGC